TGATGAAATTGCAACATATATTTATAATAAAAGAACCCCAATTGAAACTATGCTTTATTTAAGTTTTAATAAACAAAATGAAAAATTTGATGTTTTAGATGGAATTCATAGATTAACTGCGTTAAATTTTATTAAAGAAGAAATTTCTAAACCACTAATAGAACAAAATAAGTTTTGTTCAGATAAAGATAATGCGAATTGGTTATTTGATCAATATATTTTAGTTAATATTAGATTTAATTCAACATATGGAGACTTATGTAACGTGTTTGAAAGTTTAAATAGATCACGTCCAGTTCCTGAAGTGTATCTGGGGAAACATCAGGCTCAAACAAAATATAAAGTTAAAATAATTAATAACATTGCGAATGAATGGTGTCATAAATATAAAAAACATTTCTCTTCTTCATCTAAACCAAATACAGGTAATACTAACAGAGATAAATTTGTTGAATTATTAGATAAATTATATGATAAACATCAGTGTAAAAATGAGAATAAATTAAGAGAGATATTAGATAACGCTAATGAAGACTTATCATTAAATAATCCTAAAGTATCAATTGATGCTTTGTATAAATGTAAAGACACCGGTTGTTATTTATTCTTATTAAAAAATGATAAATTATTAGAAAAATATTAAAATTATTTAAATATAAATTTTTTTATTCAACCTAATAATAATAATAATAAAAATTAATATTATTATTATATAAATATGACTACTCCATATGGAATATCAAGATCAATAGGTTCTCAAACATTTCAAGGATATGTTAATACACCAATTATTGGACCTTTAAATTCAAGTCAATATCCTAATACAATGCAATATCATAGTTATGGTATATTAAGCGGACAAAGACCAACTCCTCCACAATTTTATTCAGGTCAAGAACCTGTTTACGCTGAAATGTTAGTAAACGCAAGAGCTCAATATCTTAGAGCTACTGGATTAAGTTCAATACAAAAAACACAACAGGATAATTTAGGAAAATTATCACCTCCGACAACAAAAGTTTCTTATTCATCGCAACGTCAATTCGCTGTTTCAAGTCATGTGAATTATATTGCTCCAATACCAGGTTCAACATATACAAATATTAAAAAAAGTATAGCTGTTGGAAAATCAGCGTACAAAGTTGGATTACCTTTAGAAGCACCAATTGGGTCAAAAAGTTATGATACAAGTTTTAGACGATCCGCATTACGAAGAGCGAGATCAGGAGGATGTACTGCACCAAAAAAGAAAGGTTCAATATATAACTATAGTTTAACACAACCAGGAATATCTGCGTGGGGTTCTATTCCAAGACAAAATTATTAAAGTTAAAGAAATAACTATAACCCAAATATTTTCTAAATATATACTATAATGATGAATAGATATGTAGTTGAATTTTTAGGAACATTATTTCTTGTTTTTGTTATTTTTGCAACAGGGAATTATTTAGCAATTGGAGCTGCTTTAGCAGTTTGTGTTATGATAGGGGGAGCAATTAGCGGTGGGGCGTTTAATCCAGCAGTAGCAATTGCTTTAATGTATGCTGAAAAAATTCCTCGTTCAGATTTGATACCATATATTGTTGCTGAAATTGCCGGAGCTTTAGCGGGGTTTGAATTATTTAAAATGATTGTGAATCGTAAAGTTTAAATAAAATTAATATAACAAAATGTATAATATTATTTCTTATATAATATTATATGACAAAAAGAAGGAGAACAATTACAAAAAGAAGGAAAACAATGACAAAAAGGTCAAGGACAAGAAGAAGAAACCAAAAAGGTGGTTTTGGAGAATCAATTATAGAACCAGTAAAAAATACATCAAAAAGTGTAATAAATGCTGCCGAAAATGGATTAACTAAGGTTACTGATGTTATTGGAAATGCCGCAACTTCTATAAAAAATTATTTTTCAAATACGAGTTCTACAAGTTATACAGGAGGAAAACGTAGAAGAAGAAGACGTTAACGAGTTGGAAGCATTTTATTTTTTATCATTATGCGATACAATATGTAGACACTTAAAATGCCTAGTGACGCAAAATATATTTGTGATATAGCATCTTTAGGAATTTTATAGCAATTATAACACTCTTCTTGCTTTAAATTTGAAAATGTTTCACGACATTTATTATTAGTTACTGGGTTTTTTTTATCAGAAAAAGCACATGGATCTATATTTTGTATGTCTATTAATGTTACAAAATGACTTTCAACTGATTTATTATTATATATATCTATCGTTTCCATTTTTAACTCTTGACAATCTGGGTTTGAACCTGATAAAAATGCTTGAAACATTTCCATTGGATTAAAAGCGTTTAAATTACTTATTGTTCCGGGTATCAACCCTTTAAATTCACTAAAATTTACACCCATTCCAGATGATATAAATGGAATATTACCAGCAGGAACATTATTTATATAAATATATCTATCTACATCTTGATTCGTTTGTTTATCTCTACATTTACCGCCTGTTTTTAAAAAAAATTTGTTACCCAAAGGTTTACCAGTTGCTGATGCTTTTCCACCACCAGATACTAACAACTCTACATAATTTACTAGTCCATCTATATCTTTGCCTAATTGTGACAAACTTCCTTTGCCTGACATTCCTATTTCGGATGGAGTTTTAATATATTTATAGTATGGATAATCAGGACCAATGTATTTTTCCTCAGCTGCTTTAGCATTTGTTAATACTTCTTGAAATATATTGTTAGACATTTATAAATTATATATATATTTATAATTTATAAATTATTCATTTATCTTCTTCTTCAATTGAATCCTCTACATTTTCTGTGGTTTCATAACTTGTTCCTGTGATATCTACAGGGGTTGAACCAGCAATTTCTTGAGCATAATTTGCTTGTTGCTCTACTAAACCATCTATTTGAGTTTGCATTGAATTTATTGATTGGTTTATATCAGCAATGCTTTGTTTTACACCATCTAAACTATTAATTCTTCCTTTTAATACTTCTATATTACCGGCATTTTGCTGAGATAATATTAAAGAATTGGTTTGATCGATTGTATAAGGTTTATAAGTAGTATCATTATTTTCTAATCCTTCTACTATAAATGTCCTTGATAACATTGCTAAATATACTTGATAACTTATCAAAACTACAAATAAAACTATTAAAATATATATCAATAACATTATTATATATAATACATTTATTTTCTTTTTATATTTATATAATGTCTACTGCTTTTTACCCAACAAATATGAGACAACAATCTTCAGGTGGTTATAGTAATAAAAGCACATTAGAAAATATACCATATGTTTCTTGGAAAGGAACTGGGATTTATAGTAATCCGATTGGTGTTACATCAACCCATATAAGACCATTAACTAATAATGATATTGGTAATATATTTCCAACTGGGTTTGGATTACCAAGACCACTTAAGCAATATAGAAAAGGTATTGTAATTCCAACTAACGTTAATACTGAAAACGCAATTGCTTATAACCTAAATAGAGCAGTTAAATCGTCTATCGGTTCATCCTTAGGAGGAGGTAATGGGGGAACTGGTTTAATATCACAAATGATCGATATGCCAAGTTCATTTATTGTAAAAGAGAATCAACTTTCAAATAATATTAATAGCGAATGTAAAAATTGTAATGGTATAGCAATTGTTTCTGATTGGATGCCTATTAATAATTTAACTGAAAAACCTCAACCAAATGTTACAAATCCTTTACTTTGCTGTAACCAACAAAAAAAGGCGTATAAAAGAACATTACCAACTAATACAAATATTAAAAAAAATTACTATCAAACAACTCAAATGTATTTATATAATCGGTGTCAAACATTTAAACAAAGACAATTTAATTTTATTTCTGGACCTATTGATAAAAATCTTGAGCAATTATTTATGTCTTATCCATTTGTAACTGCTAAAATACTTGAATATTCTAAACCGGGGGATCCTTTATCAATTATAAATTTATATGTTGCTCAATGTAATCCTAATTTTACAATAGAACAAGGAGTTGAAATAGGAATTGTTAATGCTTTATCACAATCGTTATTAAATGCTAAATTTATTTCGCAAGAAAAATATGATTTATTAATAGGGGAATCTCCTCGTTCTGTTGAAACGTTTCTATCTTCATTACAATTTATACTAACAAAAGAACAATATAAAATGGTAATTGATTATGTATATCAGATTGCAGCAAATCCATATAAGGCATCTAAAACAACTGGTTGTTCTCAAGTTTATTATAAACCAAATAACCCACAATTTGCAAAACAAGGAGGTGTATCTAGTAGTACTAGAACGTTAAAACTAACAGTTGATACAATAAATACAAATGCTTATACACAACGTAAATTAAAAACAGGAAAACCAGCAAATACAGCTACATCTATTCAATATGGGTTTAATCCAAATACTCCATTTATTTATAAAGATAAAGTTTCTCAATGTCAAGCACAAACATTTAGTGGCAACCCATTTTTTTTCCAAGGACAACATCAACATAAAGTAATATGTAAAACACAATAAAAATGTATTAATTAAAAAAGTTAAATATTTAATTTTTTTCTTTATTCTTAACCTTTTTACATAATTCTTTATGTCTTTTCCAATCACCTAGTTGATGAGATTTGTCACAATAAAATACTAGACCACAAAATAAACATTTTTGTGAACATTTAATATTACATTCAGCACAATACCTAAATTTAGTTTTTAAAGTATTAATTGTTATATAATTATATTTTTCATAAATATTATCTAATTCTTGTATTGTAATTCCATTTTTATTGTCATTATTAATATAATTATTATCAATTAAATAATTTGTATATCTTAACATGATAAATCCAAACCTTTCATAATTTATAGATAAATTTTTATTTTTATCGCCTATTTTAACAAATTTATTAAACATTTCTGGGGTAATAATATTATCAGAACGTCCACCCAATTCAATCCATCTATTAAATAACTCCCCTCTACACCAGTTCATCATTTCATTAAATACTATATCTAAATCTTTAGTTGGTTTATTAAAATTTTTGAAGTCAGCGTACTCTTGTTCTGTATTAAACCAAGTTGGAAACATTACTCCGTTAAAATAGCATTCAACTCTAAATCCTGACATTATTGTTTGTATACATTCTAAAAGTATTTAAATTTTAAGTCAATTTTTTAATTAAAACCGGTTAACTATCAATTTTACATTCATCAATTGATCTTTTTTTTAAAGTTAAGAATATATTAACATTATCAGTAAATTTATTGTGTGGTAATTGATTTTTTTCACACCATTGAATACATTTTTGAATATGCATTCGTTTTAAATTCTCTACTTTTTCTTCACGATTTTTATTTTTAACAATATTTATTATTTGATCATATGCTTCCAATTGTTGTCTACCTATTACTAAATTTGATTCTTCTATTTTATTTAATAAATAATAAGGTAATTCATTTTCTATTATTGAAGTTATACAACTATTAGACATTAACTCATTATTACTCATTTTTAATATTATTTTTTCATCTATATTCGACACTAATTTACTTTGATTTAATAAATTTTCATTAAAACCTTTACAAATTAAATATCTTTCACCATTTGTAATATTACTTATTGATGGTTTTACTAAAAAAATTTTATCATATATTCCTGATAAAATAAATATTACATCTATTACTGCTTTATAAAGTATATTATTTATTTTTATTATACTTGTACCATGATTAATTTGATATTTTATTATTATTAATAAAACCAAAACCATATTATGAATATACTTTTTAGTATCATTATATTCATCTGGATAAAATTCAAATATTATTAAATCTAACTTATGTTTATAATTTTTTTGTATAAACAATTTATATAAATTATTAAAATTAAAATTTTCTAAAATTATATTATCTTCATTTTCTTCACGTAACATATTTAATAAATAATTGGTTGACTTATAATTATGAGTTAAATGACATACATTTATTTTATGTTTTAATGATAAAATATCATTTATATTAAACACTTCAAATAATTCCATTAACTCAAAAAAAATTATAGAATCTGCTTTTACTTTACTTACTGATATTGATGAACCTGGAACATTTGAATGTATAAATTCAAATGGATTTACTATTTTAGTTATATATTCTATTGATGCATTATCTGTACCACTATAATTTTCTTGTAATGTTAATAATTGATTATGAATATCATTTGTATAACAATTTAAACTATATGATATACATGGTTCTATTTTATTATTTGTTAGTTGTAAACTTAATTTAATATTAAAGTTATTTTTTGGTATTATATAATAATTCATTAATTGTTATATAATAATT